CGTCTCCTGTGATTTTAACAACTTTAACCCAAATTCTATCTGTCTGTTCTACATCTGCGGCACTGACGTTGACGATCGCACCCTTTTTAAAGGCCTTACCGGCAGGAGGTTGAAATTTAATCAGTGCTCCTGCAAACACATATTTCAAAGAGTTAGTGGTATATGTTCCAACTTTGAATAATGACTGATCTATGTTGTTGATAAAATAGCCCGTGGATGAATTTACATCGTTGGTAGTTTGCGTCCAAAGTGTGTTTGAATCTGTGAATTGTATTTTTGTAAAATTTGTTAGATAAAAATTATACACATCTGTGTTGGTCAACAGGGGTTCTATGTTGTTTCTGATGTAATTTATAATATCAATTCTGTTGGTATACTTGAAAGACTCTGTTCTTTCTGTTTGTTCTTTGTATATCACTCCATCGTCTGCAAAAACATTTACACTTGAGTATTTTCCGCTGGCATCAATTACGTCAAAATTTCTACTGATGCCGCTGCTGGTTCGATTGATAGCTTTGACTTTTAAAATATCTTGACTGCTGGACAATGGGGCTAGATTATAATCTTCCCCAGTGATCATGCGATTTTGTGTGTAATAAATTGCAGGAGCACGGGCTTTGATACTGTCAATGTCTTCAGAGGCTGTTGCAGTGCTAATGGTATATTTCAAACTACAACTGATCAATAAGTCGTGTCTTACACCTGCTTTGTTTATATAAGGCACAGAAATATTGATTGCTCGCATTTCAGCAGGACTAACTGTGTAGCTGAGACCGTTACTGACTCTATAGTATGCTTTGAAAGCTCCTTGGGGCAAGTTGCCATAAGTGCCGTCTGCAAATACCAAATCAATTTTATCATCTTCTTTGGTAATCACACTATAGATATTTCTTATATTTGAATTGATACTGTTGTAGGCAATATTGCTGCCTGTGATACTGCTAACCTTGGTCCACGCAGATCCTTGTGTGCCATCTGAATTTGTGGCAAACAACCAAACATCTGAATCATTGATTCCGGTAACATCAACAGAAATAACTTCGTTTGTGGTAGGAACATCAACACTAAAATCAGTTAATTCTAGACTGCCTTGTTTCAACAGCATAAAGAAACCAGTGTTAGCACTGGCACTGCCTTTGCCGTCTTGTCTATAAATAAATCCTAATTGACTGCCGGGAATAGGCGGTTCTTCATAGTAATCTTCTGCGCCGATAAAACTGGTACTTACCAATTCAAACGGCATCTTTCTACTGGCCACTATTTTTTCAAAGTTGAAAATTGGTACATCTGTAAAATTAGATCTAAATCTATACTGTTGTGAATCAATGCCTTGAATTGTGTCAGTCCCCTGACTGCGGCCAAATTCAGTGTTGTCTGCCATTGCAGAATTTATAACTAAAATAAATTGCTCTAACCAATTTGAATTGGTAGGATCATTCCAAATAATTGTTTGGCTGGCAAGATTCTTGTTGTTGCTGTCTAGTACCCCTTCTGTGGTAGACACTGTGTCAAATTTAATTAAGCCTTGTGCAGGAATATTTCTTCTGCTGTTGTAGGAAATCAATCGGGCTAATCGAAGTACAGACTCTTTGGTTTCTGCTAGTTCTAAAAAATTCTCTCTACTGGCTAGGTCAGTACGGAAAGCTAGACTCTGTCCTAGAAACGCAACTGCATCTATCAGTGCTAGATATTCTGAACTTTCAATATAATCGTTAAAATCTTCTGGATAATTTTCACGAAGATAGGTGATAATAACCCTACGCAGATTTTCAAAATCATAGCTTTTAAAGTCAGCATTTTTAAAGGTCTGATAAATTCTTTTCCAGTCCTGGTTTAAAATTAAATTGTTCTGTCTAGACGTAGTTGTCATTTTCGTTCCCTATACTGATATTTATTGTAAAAATAAAATGCGTATTTTATGTTATTGTGTTATCTCTATCAAAGTCTAAACGCAGTGTATCGGTGATATCAAATGGTAGTATCACTATTTCTGCTTCTATGCGTATGCCTTGTTGTGTGCTATCTATAGACACTGAGTTTACTTTTACACGTTTATCAAAATTAATAATTTCTTCAACATCTTTAGCAATTGCTGCTTTTATTTCTGGGGTAAAATTCTCAAATAGCGTATCCCAGATAATAGTTCCAAATTTAGGATTTTCTAATTTTTCACCCTTTCTAATATAGAAATGGTTGATGAGATCTTGTTTGATCAATTCTGCATCGTACAACTTGTAGTTTCTTTTAAATTCCTTAGAACTAAATCCCCTGTATCGAAAATTGCCTGAATTTGCATTTCCTAGACTGGCTTTGTTTTTTGCAATAACTGTGTTGGTATATATTTTTGCCATAATTTATTTCCTTAGAACGGAGTATCACTGGGTTTTTTGTATTTGCGCCAATCACTAGGTGGTGTTCGCATACTAGCACTTTCGCCTTCATATCGACCGTCAACGTCTCGATCTGTTAGATCTGGTTTGACTTTTGTAGCATCTAGATTTTCGTGGAAAGGATACGGTTCAGCTGTGGGCATCCTTCTTACTATAACTGTTCTGTCTACATCATCTTCGTTGGGTGCTGGAAGGTCTGGTAGACTGTGTGTCTTTAATCTTAACGCTTTTGTTGCTACTGGGCCGTTCATATGAATTTCTGCGGCAGTTTCTTTATAACTACCTGTTACATTTAAATCCATGGTTCCGCCAACGGTAATTTTACCGTTAGTACCTACAATCACATTGTAGTTTGCACCAGTTTCAACTTGCATTTCTCCGTTTACTTTAAGGTTAAAATTACGGCCAACTTCTAGATTAAAATCTCTATCAGCAACAAAATTAAAATCTTGTTTAGTTCTAATATTAATACTGTCCTCGGCATAGATGTCAATTTTACCGTCGCTGGTAAATTCAATCCAGGCTGTGCCCCTGCTGTTTCCGATATAAATCAAATCTTCAGAATTATGAAATAACAATTGATGTCCTGTTCTAGTCCTAATTCTAAAATGTTCGTTGTAGGGAATATCTTTTAGTCCTTCGGGATTTTTTACATAGGTAGGAGCTCCGTCAGTGGGCTTTGTTTCTCTATAGTATCTGTCATCACCGTCATCCATAACAAAATGTGTTCCTCCGAGTCTTTGAACCGGAACTGGTGTTGGTGTTGGACTTTCTCTATTTCCCAAAAACTTTTTCTTGCCATTTCTATCTACAGGACCAGGACTGCTCATTCCAAACACCATGTTTGGCACATCTCGTCTTGACGTAGAAGTACTGGTTCCCCTTACTTCATCTCTAGTTAGTCCCTGAATTTTAAATCGTCTAGCAATAGGATGCACAGCTCTAGGTATTTTATCAATTTCTAAATTTTTGTCGCCTTCGTTGGCTTTTCTATTATGTTCAACCACAGGTAGCGGATGTTCCTCCTGCTGATAGTCTTCGTCTGTTTTATACGCAGTGGTTCCGCCAATAGCAGGGACCATGTGATTTTGAAATTTATCTTGAACATTTGCCACCCAATAGCCCTGATCTGGTTTTCCGTCTATGAAAAGCACAATGCCGGTTACGCCGGTGTCTGGAGGAACACCCCAGAATCCATAGCTCATCTGAGAATCATCTGCTGTGACATTTTGTCCAGTGAACTCAAAAGGTGTACATCCATAAAACGGGCTGGCATATTTTACAAAATAGGTTTGACTTTCATTACCTATTTGATTTCCAGAGTCTCGAATAAGCACAACTTCAAGGCCGCCTTGAAACAACAGATCTGCATGCCCTATAATTTTAGCCAAATAAGGAGCACCGGTAAGACTACCTTGTGAATTTTCTCGTTGGTCTTCTCTTTTTTCAATCATATTATGCTCCCGGAGCGTTTATATATGTTCCGGTATCTCGTTCTGGTTTATCTGTTTTTGTTGGGAATACATCTCCACTGCCGCTTTGATCTTGAGCAGGTATCCTAAAACCTGCTATTACCTGTGTGAATAAATTGCCTTTAAATCTAGCTTCTGCTTTTGTAACCTTAAACAATCCACTAAACGGACTGGGACTTTGTCCTTCAGGAAAATAATAACCGCCGGGATCAGCAGCGGCCGCGCCTCCAGCATCTGGATCTGCAGGAGTTCTAAAATTTACCACCACCCAAATATCTGTGGCTTCGTGATTCATGGTTCCATTTTCAGTTACTTGATCGTCACTGTCACTATGAAAATTACTGTATCCAACTTCAGGAAGGAAATAGGGATCGCCTAAAATTTCTAAATCTAGATTTATTTGATTTCCTACACTGTTAAGATAAGCCATATAAAATTCATTGGCGATTTTTTGTTCGGTACTGGTTTGACCTGACCCGCCTTTGAACGGAATATTTCCCGTGGCCATATCAAATTTTGCAGAAGCAGCACCTCCTCCTACCGATGGAGCTGAGGCTCCTTGTGCCTGTTTACTAGTCATTGTGGGGCTAGGTCTAGATGTGTTTGTAGAATTATTAGCAACACCCCCCGAGTCTTCAACCTTGTTAGGATCAATAGCTGTAAACAGCATATTTTTTATTTCAATGTTGAATTTAATGATATCTGTGTTTAGACCTGTGTATATATAGTTGTATTCTTTTTGTGCGGCACTTTTGCAGGCTGCTATTCCTTTACTTGTGGCTTCTGGCGACAGGTAAGCACTGTGATGTATTTTATAAGGCTGCACTCT